ACCTCGGCGAGTACATAACCGAGCGGGGAGTATCGCCCAGCAGCCCAGAGCCACTATTTACAACGCTTAAGAGCGGACAGCATGAGGGACTGACAAGAGCGGGCATACGGGCAGCAGTCAAAGGTATAAAACAGCGCGCCAATATGGATCGTCGTGTCTATCCGCACCTTTTCCGGAAAACGACAGCCACCAATATAGTTAAGCGTGGCGGGTCCGTCCATGACGCAGGAGAGTACTTGGGACATAAGGACCGATCGACAGCCGGACAGTACTATGCGTATGTCTCACAGGATCATACAGTGGATATTTTTAACCGGTACGTCGCAACAGTGTAGTTGCACCGGTGCAACCGTCGAGACCAACATAAAAGATTGACGGCGTTAGGGAGACGGCATATAATGAGATTAAATCAGATAGTAATTGCGCCAGAGAGCCAATACATGGAGAAATCCGTGTACTGGCTCTTATTTTTATACACAGGATCAACTTTTGCCAGAAAGGAGGGAGCCGGTGGCAGCGAAGAAAAATCCATTGAGCGATAAGGCACATGAAATGTATAAGCAGGGAATGAAGCTGGTAGACATTGCAGCTGCCCTAGATGTTCCCCATGGGACGGTTCGCCGGTGGAAAAGTACTCATAATTGGGATTCCGAACGTTCGGAATGCGACGCGAACAGGAAAAGCGAACGTTCGGAATCAATTTCGTGGGTGGCTATAGAACATGAGTATGTGACAGACATCGGAAAAAAGCCCTGCAGCCTTGAAATATTGGCAAAAAAATACTCAATCCCGATTGATACACTAAAGGACAGGTGCGCAAAAGGTGGGTGGGTAGACAAAAGAACGGAATATACACAGCAAACACTCCAGAAGGCAAAAGAGAAATCCTCTGATAAAGACGCAGAGCGGATAGCCCGGCTTTTGCAAATAGCCGACATAGCGACGGATAAGGCCGAGCAGGCGTTGGGAGAACTGGAGCAGTATGTCATAAAAAATAAAAAGAAAGTCCGAACGGTGGAGTACAAGGACGCGACAGCTACCGGGAAGCCAACAAAAGAAGTCATTGACGAAACTGAGAATATTAACATTACATCGGGTCCCGTAGATCGGCTGGGACTGGCACAGGTCACCAATGCACTGAAGAACATCAAGGAGCTGTATGCGGTATCTGTTGATATGGACAGCAAGAAGTATCAGGTAGAAGCTGAACGTAGAAAGGCAGAAAAAGAGGGCGCAGAGTCCCAGCAATATGAAAATGACGGATTCATGGAAGCGCTGCAAGGTGATGTAGCTGCAACCTTCAAGGAGGATGATGCAGTTGAAACGTAAAGCATTATTCAAATTTACCCCATTTAGCCATAAACAGAAGGTGGTTTTGGAATGGTGGATGCCCGGGAGCCCGTACAGGGATAAGGACGGAATTATCTGTGACGGCTCTATTCGATCTGGGAAGACAACGGTAATGTCATTATCGTTCGTGCTGTGGGCAATGGAAACGTTTGACGGACAGAACCTTGCATTATGCGGAAAGACGATACAGTCACTCAGACGAAACGTGATTAGGCAGTTAAAGCGTATGCTGTTGTCTCGTGGGTACCAGGTAGAAGAACACAGGTCAGAGAATTACATGATTGTCCGCATGAGAGACAAGGAGAACACCTTTTACCTGTTTGGGGGAAAGGATGAGGGATCGCAAGATCTGATCCAAGGTATCACGCTGGCCGGAGTATTTTTTGACGAGGTGGCACTGATGCCGGAATCCTTTGTTAATCAGGCAACAGGACGATGTTCCGTCGAAGGGTCTAAGTATTGGTTTAACTGCAACCCCGAAGGACCAGACCATTACATAAAACTAGATTGGATAGATAAGATCACAGAAAAGAACCTGATCCGGGTACACTTCACGATGCGAGACAATCCAAGTCTTTCGGCGAAAATCATCGAACGGTACGAACGAATGTACAAGGGCGTTTTCTATGATCGGTTCATATCGGGGCTGTGGGTATTGGCATCTGGCATTATCTTCCGCTACTTCGCAGAGGATGACGCACCATATTTGTTTGAGGATTCAGATATATTCGGCGAGAACGGGAAGTTAAAAGTCCCATTTTTTAAAGTCGTGATGGGAATAGACTTCGGAGGCAATGGGTCCATGACGACATACAACCTCATGGGGTATCAAAACAGGTACCATGACTTTAGAGCACTGGAAGAGGACGGACTGCCATTGTCGGAGGACATCGACAGTAAAAAAATATGTGATAAGTTCGTAGAGTTTTACCGGTGCTGCATCCAAAAATATGGACGTGTTGACTGGATATTTCCGGACTCCGCAAGTCCGACGATGATTAACAGTTTGCGGAGCGCTGCTAAAGATGCCGGGCTCCCATACCAGAATATCAAAGGATGTCGAAAGAACGAAATATCAGAGAGACCTAAGACAGTGGATATGCTGTTTAATAGCGGCCGGCTGAAAATCAATAAGCGCTGCACACAGACCAGAAAGGCGATCGCGTCCCTGCGATGGGATGAAAAACATCCAGATCAGCCAGAAGATAAAAACATAGGAAATGTGAATGACAGGTGGGACAGCTTTTGCTATACATGGCTGGACTTCGTGGAGTATATAGACCTAAAGAGATAAGGAGAAGGACATGGAAGCATGCGTAAAGAATTTTTTGCAGAAAAAAGGTTACACAGTCAATGATACAGCTCTGGGAATCATAGGGAAGTGCGACGATTGGTACAGCAATCGGCTGATCGAAGATTTTCACAAGCGCAAGACGATCAACGGGATTCCCTATGAACTTTCCCGGCTGAATTTCGGCAAGCGGTGCTGCTCCGATGACGCAAATTTGTGTGAGGTGTTGGAGATCAATGCCGGAGACGGAGAGCAGGCCGATTATGTGGCAGCAGTATTGTCGGGCAGCGAATTTAATACACAGTATCGCAAGCAGCTGGAAAAGACATCCGCTGATGGTACTACAGCTTGCTATATCCGTCTGGACAGGGCGACGGTTATGGATAATGGCACGGTGCAGGGCGGGAACATCAAGTTAAATTATGTCGAGGCAGATGCATTTATGCCCCTCACCGTGGAAAATGACATCGTGACGGAAGCAGCATTTTCAGGGAGCACGTTGTTTAAGGGAAAGAAGCAGACTACACTTGTTATGTTTACGCTTGATGAGAACGGAAAGTATATTGCAGAGACTCATGTATTTGACGAGAAGGGGGACGAACTGAAGGAGCAGGAGACGAGTGTACAACTCGGGGACGTGAAACCTTTCGCGGTGATGAAAAATGCCGAGGTCAATAATTTGGATGACATGGAAGGGTACGGGTTGCCCAAGTTGTGGAATGCAATACCAGCACTGAAGATTATTGATCTGTGTAACAACGTGCTTTTTAGCGATCTGGATAAGGCGGAAAAAATCATTCTGGTCAATGAGATGTTGTGCGAGTTCGACGAGGACGGAAAGCCGAAAATGACACAAGAGCAGAAAAAGCTATTTGTATTTACGGGGGAAAAACTGCCAACCGAAAAAGGCATGATACAGGAATACAATCCGGAAATCAGGATAGAGCAGATCACAAAAGCATTTGAACTTGCCCTGTCTCTTCTGTCAATGTCCTTCGGCTACGGCACGAAGAAATACAGCTTTGAAAATGGTAATATAACCACGGCAACGGAGTACATAGGAGAGCGGCAGGATCAGATGCAGGAGCTTAACCGCCAAAGGCAGGAAGCCATCCGGTATATACAGGATATCTGCCGGGCCGTGATGTGGTTTGCTAATACCTTTCAGAGTAAGGCCTTTGACTTGGAGCAGGACATACTTGTGGACTTTGATGATAGTTATATCACAGACAAAGAAGCAGAATTGGAACGTAAACGCACTGATGCCCTGTCGTTCGATATCCCGGAGCTGACAATATGGTATCTCATGGATGCTTACAACTTGACCGAAGAGGAGGCGCGGGAACTGGTGGAGGCAAAACAGAAAGCGGACGAGGAACAGGATGCAAGCAGCGAAGAGGAGGATTAAGGGGGAGACACTATGTTGACGGATGAACAGGAGGACATCATAGGGGATGCACTGATACCGCTGTTTCAGTATCTGGAGCATGAGGTCATTGTTGATGTGGCAAACAGGATCAGGGACACTATGGCATACTCCCGCACAGCTGAGATTGAGGCCCAGCGGCTCCAGAGACTTGGGTTCAGCCCAGCGAAGATCCGTTCCGCCGCCATGAAGATATTGAGAGCAGACCCGGAATATAGAAAAGCGGTCGCAAAAAATACACTGGATCACAAAAGGACGGTAAAAAAGATATTACGGGAAATACTGAAGCAGGCTCAGAAGTCCGGCAGCAGTCTTGTCGAGACAGCGGCAGACCTGTCCTTTCTGGATGATCTGCGGGTATGGAAACAGGCAGGAAAGGAGCTGACGGATAAGTCCTTTCTGCCGCAGTTGGTAGATGCTATAGGGCAGCAGACTTCCGAGGCATTAAAAAACCTGACAGGGACAACAGGATTTAAAACCATGTCGGGATATGAGGCATCAGAAAGCCTATATCAAAAAGAACTCGACAAAGCCATGATAAAGGTATGCACCGGCACATTTAGTCAGGAGCAGGTGGTCTATGAGACGGTGCACAGCCTTGCGGGGAGCGGACTGCGGACAATAGATTTTGCATCCGGGTACAGCATGCAGCTTGACACAGCCGTCAAACTGGCACTGCGGACCGGTGCGTCACAGGTGGCCGCGAAGATTACAGACAAAGACCTTGCGCAGACAGGGGAAAATTTGGTGTATGTGTCAAAGCACTGGGGTGCACGAAATAAGGGCGAGGGTCATGCAAACCATGAGGAGTGGCAGGGAAAGGTCTATTTTATCAAAGAGGGAGAGGACTACAGCGAGGAGGCAAAACGCATAGGACAAGATCGAATCACCTCACTTTACCTTGCCACAGGCTATAGCGCGGATGAAGAACATGAAAGCGATCCGCAGGGATTACACGGCTATAATTGCCGACATAAACATTATGTATGGCATCTTGGTACATCCTCGCTCCCCAAGGGCAATTCGCAGCCGGAACCAGTGACGGTGGATGGTAAAGAATATGACTATTATGCCATCACACAGAAAATGCGAAAGATGGAACGAGACATCCGGGCACTGAAACGTGAAAGAGAAGCCCTGGCAACACTGGAGATGGATACCAAGGAGATTAATGCAAGAATCAGGGGGAAAATAAAGGATTATAAAGACTTTTGCGATAAGGCAGGGATAAAGCCGGACATCAACAGGTATCGCTATGAGTGCAAAACCTCTGATCTGACCAAAACGGAGGCATGGAAGAAATACCGGAGCATGGAAGAGGCGGAGAAGGCGGATAGCTATCGCATTGGAAATAATGATGTTGATCTGGAATATATTAAATCGGAGGAATACCGGAGAAAATTTGATGCTTTTTCTCAGGATCCTCAACTCAACAAGCAAATATATGAAACGTCGCAGCAGATTCTCACACATAGAGCTGGAACCGATTATGAGGATATGTATTTGATCCAAAAGGGAAACGGGAAGGTAGAGGGAAGCCAGACAGACAGCGAGGATGTTTTAAGAGTAAACTATAATGAGTCTCTGGTAAATGCTATTTCAAGCAATGAGCCGAAAACATTAATAGCAATACATAATCATCCGACCAATATACCGCCTGATGGAGCAGACTTTGTAAGTCTAGGATATCGAAAATACAGCGAAGGGGTTATTGTAACCCACGACGGAAAGGTGTATACTTACAATATAGGTGACAAAATATTCACGAGCGGAGTACTGGACAGGCGAATTTATAAATACGCCAGTATGCCGTATAATATGCCCATGGAAGAAGCGCACATTAAGGCACTAGACACCATGGCGGAGGATTACAAAATCAAATGGAGAGAATTGAAGTGAAAGAGTCAGATTTGAAGGATGTAGTAAAGGGTTACAAGGATTCTCCGGAAGAGAATGAAAAAAAATTAAAGGAAGAGGAGGAAAAGTCCGCTAAATTAAAAGATTGGGTGCTGGAATAACACCTAATTATATGGTTGCAACGAAATGTAAGTTCTGCTATGATATCCTCACGGAGGGGTTGATATGCTGCCAAAAGGATATTATTGGTGTAAGTGCCCTCATTGTGGAAATCCACATATGCAGGTGCTACGAAAGGACACTGCATTGCGGAACTTCCCGGGGTACTGCAAAAGATGTAAAACTGAATCAATTTTGACAATAGAGCCTAAGCGCCAAGTAGTTAATTCGTGACGAATTGCTGCGTGGCGCTTTTTTATTGTCACAAGGCGGGGTGGAGCAGTCTGGGAGCTCGTCGGGCTCATTACCCGAAGGCCATAGGTTCAAACCCTATCCCCGCAATTTCCCATATCGCAGAAAGTGCGATTAAAAAATTATTTTAGGAGGATGAAATGAAGAATATTTTTGAAATCATGAAAGAGTATGGGTTTGAAGTGCCGGAGGACAAGAAAAAGGACTTTGAAAAAGCCGTACTCGAGAACTACAAAACCATGACGGACTATGACAATCAGACTAAGAAGCTGGACGCAGCCAATGAGACGATTAAAGCAAATGACACCGCCATGAAAGACCTTCAGACAAAGTTGGATGGATTCAAGGACGTGGATGTGTCGGGACTAAACCAGCGCATCAAAGATCTGGAGACCGAAAAGTCCAATATCCAGAAGGATTACGATGCAAAGATTGCGGATCGTGATTTTGACGATCTGGTCAAAGAGAGCATCGCAGCCGCCAAGGGTAAGAACGCAAGGGCAATCACAGCCTTGCTGGATGTACCTACACTCAAGGCGTCCAAGAACCAGAAAGAGGACATTGCTGCAGCCCTGAAAGCATTAACAGAGGCAGAGGACAGCAAGATGCTCTTCGGAGAGCCGGAGCCTAATCCGGTAGAAACCAGAAACCTGATCGGACAGGTGAGAAAGCCGTCTGCAAGTACAGATGACGCAGCACTTAGAGCTGCTATGGGATTGCCGCCTGTTCCGGAAACAAAATAGGGAGGAAAAAATTAAATGCCTAACACAATCGCATTAGCAAAAAACTATGTACCTCTGCTTGATGAGGTATACCAGAAAGAGTCCGTGACCAGTGATCTGACTGGTGATCCGGCAATGGCAAGAGCCGGGGCGAACGCACGCGAGATTGTATATCCCCAGATTGCAGTAACGGGTCTGGGAGACTATGACCGTAACAGCGGTTACACGCAGGGAACAGTAGATTTCAAATGGGCATCCACCGAGTACAACTACGATCGTGGGGCCAAGTTATCCGTAGATGCCATGGACAATCAGGAAACCTATAACCTCGCCTTCGGGATGGCTGGTGCCGAACTTATGCGCACCAAGGTAGCACCGGAAGCGGATGCTTTTACTTTTGCTACGCTGGCCGGAATCAAAGGTATTTCCAAAGGCGAAGCAAAGACAATTACTACAGCAGAGGCGTTTCTGGCAGAGCTGCTGGAAGCAAAGAACACAATGGACAATGACGAGGTGCCGGAAGAGGGTAGATTCCTGTACGCAACTGCGAATCTGCTGAATGCTCTGTCGATGATGGATACATACAAGTCCAAGGAGATTCTTGCGGCATACACTATCAAGAAAGCTGTCCCGCAGGGAAGATTTTACACCTCCATTGATCTGCTGAATGGCAAAACACCGGGAGAGGAGGCCGGTCATTACCGTAAGGGCACAGCCAAGTATGTAAAGACCACCGACACCGCGGTAGTAAGCAGCAAGACATATTACACCGAGAGCGGCGGTGTATATAGCAAAGTGGAGAGCCCGCAGACATCCGCAATCGGCACTTATTACGAGATGGTGCAGGAGGCAGCAAAGGCTATTAACTTCATGATCATCCATAAGCCGGCAATCATTAAGCACGACAAGCACATAGTGTCTAATGTGATCCCGGCAGAGGCTAACCCTAACGCGGATGCGGACATCATCAAGTACCGCAAATACGGTTTGGTGGATGCCTACAAAAACAAGTTGGCTGGCATCTATCTGAGCCATCAGGCATAAGGAGGTAAAGCATGAGGACGGTAGGAATGGGGGTTGCACCCGAAAACGAGGATCAGGAGTTGTACGCGGAGAATACTGCGCTGAAAGCGGAGAATGCTGCTCTGAGACAGGAGATTACAGAACTGCGTGCCAAGAAGTCCAACAAGAAGGGAAAAGACGATTTGGCGGAGGAACCTGTCGCAGAGTAGAAGGTGAGGGAGCTTACATATGACCTATATTGATTGGGAGTATTATAGCTCCCTCTATACTGTTGTCACCGACAACAAAGAATTTGAACGGCTTTTAAAACTGGCAGAAATCAAGCTGAACTCTATGACCCATATGAGGGCAAAGCAGTTTGAGAGTACCTACGATGAGAACACGGCCACAGCTTTCCAGCAGCAAGTACATATGCAGATACAGAACACGGTATGCGAGCTTGTGAATGCCCTTTATGTGCAGGAAACCTCGGGGATGGGTACAGGTATCGCATCGGTCAGCAACGACGGCTATTCGGAGTCCTATAAGATCACAACGGCAGCGGAAAAGGAAGCACAGCTGACAACACTGGTAAGGGCCGGCCTGTCCGGGACCGGATTGGCAGGCGCTTTATGAGTGTACTCTTTACGGACGCAATGACGGTATACAACTACCATCGGGACAAAGACACCGGAAAGGAAAGCTGGTTCCGGTCGGTTATACTCGGGGTGCAGTGGAGCCATAACAAATCTGAGATCACGACTTCCGGCAACGTGCAGACGGAGAACAAAGTGGAAAAGATCACGGTTGATTTCCAGAGAGGATACGGGAACAAGCCCTATCTTCCGCCGCATGAATATGCGAAGCTGCCCACCGCCGAAGCGGGGAAGTATTGGACGCTCAATGCAAAGTCGGGGCAGGATGTACTTGTGCTGAGCAAGGTTGATAACGAAATCAGCAAGACCTACAAGCTGACCGATCTGAGGGACGATTACCAGTACGCTGTGACGGTTACGGCGGTATCGGACAACCGCAACCGCCCGAGACTGAAAAGCATTAAAGTTGTGGGAAAGTAAGAGTTGCACCGGTGCAACAGGAGACACAGATGGGGAAATCAAAACCGGAACATTTTGATATTAAGTTCAGCCATAACTTCGACGCCGGTGCCTGCATCAAAACGTTAGGACTGGAGGAGAAGGGGAGACTGGTAAAGACCTGTGCAGAGGAGATACTGAAACTGTCGGATGAGTATGTACCGCTTGATCTTGGAAACTTGAAAGGAAGCGGAAAAGTCGAAGACGGCACAGATGTTGTGTGGAGCACACCATATGCCAATTATATGTGGGAGGGCATCGTCTACGAAGACCCTGATCTACATTGTGCAGGATTCCCAACAGAGAACGGCTGGCGCTCCAGAAAAGAAGTCCAAAAGGTGCCGACGGATAGAAGTCTGAAATACCAAAACGGCGACTTGAGAGGGTCACATTGGGCGGATCATATGCTGAATGATGGCGGACTAGAGGAAATCCAGAAGATACTGGAGAAGGAGATGAGGAGATGACAGTATCACAGGCAATCATCAAGTGGTTAAAGACATTTAAACCCGAAAACCTCCCACACATGAAACAGATTGACACGGATCTGATGCACGGGGATGTGGATTATGCACTTGTAAAAGAGCCGGTAACAAATGTGAGACACTTTATCACCGGCACGGAAATGCATAAGGATCATTATCAGATCATGGCGCGGCTGGCAAGCCAGACAAACTCGGACTGTGAGGATAATGGGGAGTGGCTGGAGGCTCTGACTGAGTGGATCGACCAGAAAAACAGGGCGGGAGAATATCCCGAGCTGGAGCGTGCGACGGTGAAAAGAATAGGCGTTTCCACACCGTTTCACATGGGGAGTAACGGACAGGGAGAGTCACTTTATCAGATGACAATATACATCGAATACATGAAGAAGGGAGAATAGGATGAGAGATCAGGTAAGACACTTTATTGACACCAGCATGGGAGCCGAGACAGCGACCTATGAGCTAATCGGTGATGGAGTGGAAAGCCTCACGGAAGAAATGAATCCCGAGGAGGAGACAAAGCATTATATCCATATGTCTAAGGCATCCAACAATGTCAAGTCTTATCAGAGGACATTTGACATCGACAAGGAGGATTGCATTGAGGACGGCGTGCAGAAATGGATTGACGGGCTCGTGGATAAGCTGCCGACCGGGGCAAGTGCAAAGACCAGCTTTGTCCGTTTGCGCCTGAAGGATGCCGTGACGGGCAGCACAGGTGTTTATAAGGCAATCAAGGTGCCTTGTACCGTGGCAGTTGCGTCGAGTGGAGGAGACGGCGGCGATTATGTGCATAACACAATTAACATCAAGCAGTGCGGAGAGGATATTCCCGGGACGTTTGACGTTGTGACGCTGACCTTTACAGCGTCGGAATAATGGTAGCAAGGGCGATAAAACATCGCCCTTGTTCAAGAAGGAGGACAATATGGAACAGCTTAGCATGGGAAAGATCAGGGTAAATAGTGGAATTGCAATAGAGGTGAACGACGCAGGGGATACAATCACCATAAACGCAGAGGATCAGTCTTTTATTGACAGATTCTACGGCATGATCGAAAAACTGCAGGAAATGACAAAAGAGATGGAAGCTTCCGAGATGGAAAAGAAGGGCGAGAGAGATAGTCTGAAGATCATGATTGAGCGCACAAGGGAGATCATGAAGGATATTGATGATCTCTTCGGCGCGGACAGTTGTAAAAAAGTATTTGGTGACATCGTGCCGAGCGCTTACCTGATTGCTGATTTTTTTGACCAGCTGACACCGATTGCTGAGAAGTACATAGGGGAGAGACGCAAGATAATCGAAAACAGATACAGCCGCCGGAGAAAAGGCGCAAGAAGCAATGTTTAACGTGCTGCTGGACCCTCTGCCGCAGGAATGGAACGGTTATCCGATAGACACGGACTTCCAGACGGGTATCCAGATAAATCAATGCCTGGGTGACGAAACATTGTCGGAAAGAGAACGGTTTTATACGGCAGCAGGTCTTTTGTTTACTGGCGAGTGGCCGGAGACAGACGCAGAAGTGGCGGATGCTATTAACTGGTATATGACAGAGTATAACCACGACAACAAGGTCAAGGATGACAAACCGGAGATGCTGGTGATGGATTGGGATATTGACCAGTGGAGAATCTATGCTGCTTTTCACCAACAGTACCAGATTGACCTCAACAAAGAGGAAATGCACTGGTTTGTATTTATGGGGCTGCTGTCAAATCTGGAAGAATGTGTATTTACACATGTCATGGAGATCAGACAGCGGAAAATATCTCCCAAAATGTCGCCGGAAGACAAAGCGGCATTGAAAAAAGCGAAAAAAGTATTTGCAATCGAAGAGCCAAAAGAAGAATTGAGCGCGGAGGAACAGAAGCGCGTAGACGAGTTTTTGAAATATGCAAACATAAAGAGAGAGCCAAAGCGAGCCCATGAGCCTGTTATCAGATGATAGCCGGCTCTTTTTGGTTGGGAGGCATTGATGGCAGAATATAACACAGAGGTCCGTATCCATGCGGAGATGGACAATAAACAGGCAAAAAAAGGCGCCGAGGAAATAGAGGAGAGCCTTGACAAAGCAGCGAAAAAAGCAGAAGAGAAGATAGAAATAGGCGTAGAGTGGGATGAGAAAGCCCAGAAGGAAGCGGAGGAGAACATTGACCGCATCCTGCAAAAGAAAAGAGAGCTGGCAGAGGAATCCGCGACCGTAGAGGTAGACATAGAAGAACCACGGACTGCTGAGATAAACTGGGGAAAGTCAGCGGAAGAGACCGCCAGAATCAACGCGGAAATTGACAAAATCGCGGCAAACATGGATCATGTGTCAGAAAAGGAAGACAAAGCTGCGGAAAAACTTAAGGCACAGGAAGCTGCGGCCAAAGAGCTGGAGGGAATCCGGCTGAGGGCTGTTGTGGAAAATCAGGATCTTGTCAATCTGATGCAGGAGCAGGAAACAATCACAGCGCGCATGGCGCAGCTAAAAAAGGCCGGAGTAGCGGATGGCTATCAGGAATATGAAGAACTGCGTGAAAGACTGGCCGAAATTAATGAGGAGATACAGTACCAGAGGCAAGGCTTTTCCGCGATGGAAGACAGTGGGCGGAGAGCCTGTGAGACGATCAGTAAGAGCGTAAAAAAGACAAACGGACTGCTAGGAATGATGAGGTCGAGGCTGCGAGGGATAGCTCTGAGCTTACTCGCGTTCAACCAGATTAGGAAGGGCTTTAACGCACTGGTTTCTGCTATGCAGGAAGGTTTCAAAAATCTTGCGCAGTATTCCGAGGATTATAATGCGCAGATGTCTGCCCTGCAAAGCAGCAGCGCGGAACTGAAAAACAGTATGGCAGCAGCGTTTGAGCCGATTGTAAACATGGCAATCCCATACCTGGTACAGCTTATAAACTGGCTCACAAAGGCCGCGGACACGGTTGCGCAGTTCGCCGCAGCACTGAGGGGAAAATCAACCTACACCAAAGCAAAAAAGCAGGTCATTGATTACGCCAAGTCACTTGATACAGCAACGAAGTCTGCCAAAAGAGCGCTTGCAGCTTTTGATGAACTGAATGTGCTGAACCAGAAGGATGCAGGCATATCCACAGGGCGGGAAGCGACCGGCGCAGATGCTTTTGAAACAGGAACCGTAAGCGGTCAGGTATCGGGCTTTGCGTCGGAAATACTGGCGGCAATCCAGCCATTTAAGGATGCAATCCGTGACTGGTGGCAGGATATTGACTTTGAGCCGTTACTGAGCTCGTTTGAAAAGCTCAAGGAGTCATGCGATCCCTTTGCAGGATATTTATTAGATGGGATGCTGTGGTTTCTTGAGAACGTTTTATTACCGCTTGGATCATGGACGATACAAGATGCTGCCCCGGCATTTTTTGATCTGCTCAGCGCGGCGCTGGAGGCATTTGACGTTGTTTTACAAGCGCTACAGCCTTACGGTATATGGCTGTGGGATAACCTTTTGCAGCCGCTTGCAAAATGGACCGGAAACGCGGCCATAGATGGCATGAAATTTTTGACGGAAAAGCTGAGGGCATTTTCTGATTGGTGTAAGGCGGATAAGGCAAACGTCGACAATATGGCACATATTGTTATAGGCTTTTTAAGCGGAATCATAACGTATTATGCGGTCAAAAAGGTCGTATCGGCAATAGGCAGGATTAGTGATGCGCTGAATGTATTTAAAGGAGCAGCCGCAGCACTGAGTTCTCCGGTAGGACTTGCCGCAACCGCCATCGGAACACTGACTTTCTGCATCCTCGAAATATCTAAAAATTGGAGCAAACTGGACGGAGGGCAAAAGGCAGCGGTAGTAATGGGCGGACTGGCGGCAGCAGTACTTGCGGCAGCTGTGGCATTCGCAGTTTTCCACACCTGCGCTACCGTCGGGATCGCAGCTGCAGCAATCATAGGAGGACTGGCAGCTCTTGGCATATCGACAGCAATACTGTCATCTTCGGGCGGGAGCAAGACAGCCAGAGGCAGCAGTCATTCCGCGCAGGAGTTTTACGATGCAAGCCAGTACAGAAGGTCTCCAATCCCGCAGCTTGCCGACGGTGCCGTTATACAGGGCGGTCGTCCGTTTGCCGCCATTCTGGGAGATCAGCCGAGCGGACAGACCAATATTGAGACACCACTTGCAACGATGGTAGAGGCGTTTAAAATTGCTCAGGCAGAGACAGGTGGAGGTGGACAATATACGTTTGTCGCACAGCTGGACGGGAGAGAAATCTATAGGGAGGTTGTAAGACGGGATCAGATGCACGCGGACAAAACAGGCAGCAGCGCCTTTTTGACGTAGTTGCACCGGTGCAACCGTCGGGAGGTCGGCATAAAAGATTGACGGCGCGCGGGAGACAGCATATAATAGGATTAATCAGATAGTAATTGCGCCAGAGAGCCAATGCATGGAGAAATCCGTGCACTGGCTCTTATTTTTTTTCGGGAGGAGTCAATGTATAGTGGATGGCTTATAAAATTCGGAAATGTTGTACTGCCCAACTCCTTCCTGCTAGCGGACGGGTGGGAGAGTACCCCGAATCGGAGAGTGGAAATTGATGCGTACCGGGATGCAAACGTCCTGTTACACAGGGAAACATCAGCAAATTTTAAAACAACGATCAAACTCAATATCCGCGAGACGACGCTGACGGAGCGCGAGGCACTTAGCAATGTGATAGGGTTGGCAGCTCTACCGTCAGAGGATCGTAAGCAGAGACGAGTTAGGATAACGTACTGGAATGACGAAACGTTGGACTATGCAACAGGCAATTTTTATATATCGGATACTACATACACCATACACAAGACAGATGATGTCCAAAAAGATCTGGAGTACAACTCATTTACGATATCACTTACGGAGTATTAGCAATGGGGAAGAGCATCAGAGAGTTATTTGCGGATGACTCCGTGGATAAGCAGATAAAAATTGCATATGACGGCGGCAATATTGGAAATGAGGACATCCAATCAGAAACGCTCACGTTGGAAGAGAATATATGCACGAAGTCAGAATTGACGTTCGGCTGTTGCAATGCGTCCAGTATAGAAATTACTATACTCAATCATGTAATCCCGCTGGTAGGAAAGAATCTGACCGTCACTTATGCTTTGGAGGGCACGCAAGACATTTTTACGCTCGGAAGATATAGGGTGAAGTCAGACAAGCCGACGGCAGACAGACGGTACCGGAAAATAACGGCCTATGATGCCATGTATGACATTTTAAAAGCGGATATGGCGGCGTGGTATAACGCATTGAAATTTCCTATGACCCTCAAGGCGTTTCGGGACAGCTTTTGTGGCTATGTTGGCATAGAGCAAGAAGAAATCACTCTAATCAATGATAGCATGACTGTAGAGAAAACCATTGACCCGCAGGAACTCTCGGGAAAGACAGTGATCGAAGCAATTTGCGAGATTAACGGCTGCTTCGGACATATCGCTCGGGCTGGGAAATTTAGATATGTCATTTTGCAGGAAATGATAGAAGGTCTTTATCCTGCGGATGATCTATATCCAGCAGACGATCTTTACCCGGCCGATCCTGTCGGTACAACAGAGGTAGCTCCCAGCCACTACATCTCCTGCCAGTATGAGGACTATATCTGTCAGCACATTGACAAGCTACAGATCCGGCAGGAGGAGAACGACATCGGGGCAATCTCCGGTACCGGAAATAACTGCTATATTATCGAGGATAACTTTTTGGTGTATGGCAAGTCGGCAGCAGACCTACAGACCATTGCCGACAACGTGCTTAGTGTGATCGGAGGTGTCTGGTATCGTCCGGCGCAGGTAGAAGCTCGTGGGAATCCCTGTCTGGAGGTTGGAGATGGCATATTACTGCATACAACACAGGAGACTATTTATACATATATCTTGCAACGGACCCTGAAAGGCATACAGGCGCTCAGGGACAGTTACACCGCAGAGGGTGAGCGTCAGCGGTCAAAAAGTGATAATGGGATACAAAAGCAAATCATCAAACTCAAGGGCAAGACTAACCCCCTCACCCGGACGGTAGAGGAAACCCGGCTGGAAATGCGGGATATTGAACAGGGGCTGTCAACTGACATCAGCATAACTGCACGGGGTTTGAGTGCGGAGATTACGCGGGCAACAAATGCGGAGGATACGTTGTCTGCGCAGATCAGCGTCAATGCGCAGCAGATACTTACCAAGGTCAGCAAAAACAACATCGTCTCGGAGATCAACCAGACTGCAGAGACAATCAAGATCAGCGCGGCGCGGATCGATCTGGTCGGTCTGGTAACAGCGGATGAGTTTGTCAGCAAATACGCGACGCTCGAGACGCTTAATGCGACGAGCGGCGAACTGCAAATTTTGATTTCGGGGAAAGCGTCCATTGTTGAGCTGAATACAACGAATACCACGGTTGCGGGAAAGTTGAATGCCAACGAATTTACCGCAGAAAACATATCTGCTATGAATATCACGGTAAGGAGCGCAAACGTAATAGGAGGCTTTGCTGCAGGTAAGATTACAAGTGGAAAAATATCGGGCGACCGGCTTGATATAACGGAAATAGCATCACTGTTTACGACGTCTAACAATATAACCGTCGGAGGATTGAACGCTCAATCGCTGGTGTCAGTATCGTTGAGCGTTAGCGGGGGATTGGGTTTGCTGGGGCATACCGTGAGCTGGAAAACGGCCACAGTCGGCGGCAACACGATACATTATCTCGGATATTGAGGAGGATAGAGCATGAATAATCTGGAAATCGCGGAATTTAAGCAGGCGATCAAAAACTTTGTGGGAAGATCGGAATTGCAGGTTGAAGTTAAGAGGATGGCTCTGATAGAAATCCTGCGAGAGGTGGAACAGGAGTCACAGCGAGCCTTGACGGCGGAGATTGCTGCCAGAGATGCCGCGGAGCAGAAGAAAGAGGTGAAGCAGGATGCAGAAAGCGTATAGTGATCCTACACAGTGGGAGAATTACCCGAGCACGAAATCGCCGCTCAATGAAACGA